GTTATGGATTGCTATTGATGAAGCCCGTAATAAATTAAAGGTTGTTGACTGGAAATGGGTAAAAGCTCATAATGGTGACCCTAAAAATGAAGAAGTTGATACATTAGCCTATGAGGCTGCGGGTGGAACCCCCAAAATCAAAACCTCAAGTGGAACGAAGAAGCAAAAATTTTACGCGGTTGTTAAAGGATGTACCCCAGGTATTTACACTACTTGGGATGAGGCTAAGACGCAGGTAATTGGATATCCCGGTGCGGTCTATAAGTCTTTTAAAACCGAAGAAGAAGCGGAAGAATTTATGAATATACCTAAATGTTCCGTTTGAAGAAAAAGATCACGTTAAATCGTTTGGTGGAAAATGGGACCCAGTAAAAAAAAAGTGGTGGATATCGGAGATGGAACCAGAACTTGAAAAATATCTTGATTAATATTAATTGCAATGGGTGAAGAGGATGTGCCCCATTGTTGGTGTAACAAACAGGAGAAGCTCTTAGTCAAATGGGCCGAAAAGGCGGCTGGATACCGCTGGCTTCACAATCACGCTAGGTTGTATTACAAGAAGCAGAACGATATGATGGCGTATCCAACTATAATCATAGCGAGTCTGACCGGTGTGGGTGGTTTTGCTGTTTTAAACCCAAATGGTACCGTCGAAGATACAGATACACAGAGAAGAATCGTAATATTTCAATACATCTTTGCATTCTTAAATGTAGTTGGTGGTATTCTCGCATCGATAAGTAAGTTTAGTCAAAGTCAGCAACTGACAGAGGCACATTCACTCATGTGCATTCAGTATTCTAAATTTTATAGAAATATTGACATGGAACTTTCTCTCGAGAAGGAGCATCGGGTAGATGTACTCGAATTTGTTTCAAAGGCTCGGGAAGAATACGACCGCCTATTAGATGACGCCCCCGACATCCCGTCTATTTCGATACACGCGTTCAATGAAGAATTTCCTGACAAGGAACATAAACCAGATGTATGTAACGGCTTAAGCATCATACTATGTGACACACCCACACGGGGTGCGAGCGTTAGCGCGAATCTGGGTGGTCGATGGTTCGCAAAACAGAAGAGGACAAGTATGGACATTGGATTGAAAGAAATAAATGTTAGTAAAGAATAAATGACACCCGCTGATAAATTTAGACTTGTTATAACTGTCACATTGTTGTATGGGTTTATTTACAGTATGTTGGATCCAGAGGAGTTTGGCTTCAAGACGGCTCTCGATCCTTACTATTTTTCTTTCACGACTATGAGTAGTGTGGGTTACGGTGACTTTAGTCCCATTACGGGACGTGCGAAGATGTTAGCAATGACCCAACAGGCGTTTATTTTTGGTGAAGTTGTAAAAATAATATTTTCTAAATCCAAGAAATAGATGAGACTACTCATCCTATTGTTATTTACGACATGGTTTTTCTTATATGCAAATCATTGCCCGTGTGAAAAACCATCTGAAGATTGTTTCCGAACAGAGTTTTACGGGTTTCAGTACAGTCACTTCTTATTCTTTGCCCTACTAGGTACCCTCTTTCCAAAACAATTTTGGTTTTGGATCACCCTAGGTGCCGCATGGGAGGTGTTTGAATATTGGCTGTCCTCCAGACCTGATCTTGTCAAGAAGTTTGGTGGATGTTTGGTCGAGTCGGACCAAGAAACCCCCCTTTGGTTTCGTCGGGTATATGCGGGAAAATCCAAACATGAAAATTTCGTTGATCGCATGTTGGGTATTAAAAACTCTGAAGAACATACGTGGCATTACTCAGTTGGAGACAATCTCACGAATGTTTTAGGATTTTTGGTAGGAAAAAATCTGTTTAGATAGTATATGATCGTACCTATACTATTTTTCATAGGCTCTATAATCAATGACATATACGGAGTGACAGGTCGAAAACGTGTGTGTAGGGAAGAAACGTCTACAACATTGTTTATTCATATGTTTCATACGCTCATAATGACATATGCACTTTTTAGTCCATTTTATCTCAAGGATTATATCTCCAATTTAATGTTCAATTTAACAATGTTATTCAGCTGGTTTCTCACATCAAAAATTAATGAAGGAGAACCACTATGTGCAATAAGTAGATTAGAGGGTAGAGTTTGTGAAAATGATGAAATCACTCATACGAGTCTCCCGTGGTACTACCCTGTCATCGTGATAGCCATCGTGATATACGACATCTATATGTTGTTCAAAGCGTAAAACTTTTCAACTTTTGGTTTGAACATGTCATAAAATTCATCGGTGTTATCATCTTTGACATTAAATAACCCATTGGGCCAATTTCCTTCAATGACATACGCATCTTTACAATCAACTAACACATCCCAACCAATACAAAAACAATCTGCGAAATCACGCTTATGAAGCTCACATAGTTTTTTTATCGGTTTATGTAATTTTTTGTATTCCCCACACATATCACCACTACACATTTTGACGTTTCCACCCGTCGAACCATTGGATGTCACTTTATTATCATTTTTCAATTCCTCTACTGATACGAGCTCTCCGTCATATGTCGTCACTACTCGAAATGATCTACCACCTTTATGCCCACATGCGTCAATTTTCTCTTGTATGAGGTGATTGTTTTCGGTTGGTCTTATCTCATCACCTTTTATGACACGTATACCGATTCCTCGTAATCCATGTTCAGGTTTTGATATATATTCAGCGTTTGGTAATATGGGTTGATACACTTGGTATGGTTTTGTAGTTGCATATAATTTGGGTGTCTTGACACCATTTTCATTAAAATAGTCATTCCAAAACATTTTACTGCTCATTTCTCGACACTTCTCAAAATACTTATCATGATAACAATAAAAATTTAATAGGGTCCCATCTGAAATCTTGGTGATTTTATGTCTATGATAATAGAAAGGCGACAAGAGGATATCTTTAAAACCCTCACCAACGGCAACATTATCTTTAGGTACACTCATTGTATTTCTCAAACCTCCCCGTGTGAAAAATTTATACAAGATGGTTCTTTCAAAGTGACTCATGTTGAGTATAAAAAGTACTATATATATGAGCACTATTACAAGTATGTATTTCAACATTTATATGCACTGACATTTTAATTACAAGCTACAAAAGATCTAATCACGTCTATGCTGTCATCTCTCCAATACACAGTCTGTGTAAAAAATAACGCCATCTCGGCATCCCTATATGACAAGTAGGTACCTCTATACTTTTCATATATTTTAGCAACCTCCTCGAGGTTATCGTCACACCATTCGACCACATCCTTGTCGGTCATGTCGCGATGGAGACCCCTTTCAATGAAATCAGCAACCTCATCGCTGAGGGGCATCTCGGTCGTAACGGTACAATCGTCGTAGTCCATATTTACTTGTTTGTTTGTTTGTTTTTTAGAATTTACTTAGGTTAAAGATTTCGATGATATGTAGTATGTGGGAAGTCCCACCGTTATACAAGTTGGTTAGTAACATAACCAAGTTGCACCGTTCTTATAGCTCAGTTGGTCAGAGCGTGGTGCTTATAACGCCAAGGTCACGGGTTCGAGCCCCGTTAGGAACAGCTTTTAGAATGAGTTTTCCTCATTGTAAAAGTTGAAAGCCTAAGTCGATGTTTACATTAATATAAAATAACTCCAAAATCCAACTACTCATTATCAATTCGACAAAAATGCTTGCGCAAATCACTGCCACGACCGAGGATCTTCGATCTATTGATTATACCGGTGCGAAAGTGACCAATCTGTATATGGTCAACATTGACGATTGCCATGTCGGTATTAATGAACCCGTGACGTTCAAGGATCTTCGCAAGTACATTTTGCAAACTATCTACACACCCGATCTTCTTAAAGGTGGCTTCGGGATTTCTGAGACACCAAAGGGTAACCATTGGCACGAGACCGAGTTTGTTGGTGTTGTTGATGGCACAGATCTAGAAGAAGTTGAGATATACGACGGCCTTTGTATGAAACTGTATATGTATGACAAAAATGCAAACGGTGTCATGGACGATGTGTTTAGGGCATTGCCTATGAATCATATTTACTCTTGCAGTATCAATATCATTCTAAAGGATGGACGGCGCGTGACTATCACTGATAATTTCCCCAATACTGAGAGGACGTGTGGATGGAAACCCGAATTTGTTGATTTTGCGACAAAGTTTGTTATGGCTTAATAGCCCCATTTAAGCTCATTGGGTGTAGCTGTGGGGTACTGCCTCGAGAAGAATTCTTTCCTTTCGTGATCGTTGTGCCCAATCATACTTTGATGTGTGCGATCTATATACATGTAGTCTCTTAGATCTTTGTAATACACACGGCAGCCTTTTGCAATTAAATCTTCGTGTTTCATATCCACGTGGTTATCCATAGGGTAGAAATATTTGACGTACTCCCGCATGTTATTAACATTTACGAGATAGCATTTGGTACTTGAAATCCAATTGACCTTTTCAAGAGTTCCCTCCTTAGTATCGGGGAGTCTCGACAAACAGTGGAAAAAACACATATCAAAGTCATTCTCCTTTTCATCGATAACACCTTGGATTTGCTCGTATAATTGATCAGACTTTACTACGACATTGTCTTCAAAGATGACTGCGTATTTGATACCTTGACGAAAACACCTCTTGTAAAATTCCATGTGACCCATGAAACACCCGATGGCGCCCAAATTGAAATAGGTAATATCGGGTCTCCTGATTTCCGGGTTATAATGCATCTCTATAGCCTTTTCAAAGTATTCGGGTTCTATATGTTCTTCAAACTCTCCGGCTATACTAATTTTTCTTGTATCAGGTCCATAGATGACTTCGATTGGAATGTCCTCTCTATGATTTTCGAAAAATCGTCGTTGTCTATCTTTTTCATTCTTGACGGTGAGGAGAAAACATCTGTAGTCATATTTCTCTTTGGTACGTGTTTTTAACAATATGTAAATGACCAATACTATCAAAATGACGAATAGTATCATACCTACTTAAAAATTAGAAAATAATTAAGAGTATGGATACAGATACCCTCATCAACTGGTTAGGTCTGGTGAGCGCTGTGCTTATTTCAATTATGTTCGTGCCGCAAATTGTTCATGTATATAAGACCAAAGACACCCACGCGATTAATTATACCTTTCTGGGTCTAAATGTTATGGCAAGTATTCTGGGTCTGGTGTATTCCATACACTTTCATGTTGTGCCGATGATCGTCGCGAACACCTCCGCTGGTCTTTTTTCCGTCTCTTTGGCTGGTATGAAGTTTGTAAATGGACTTAAAGAAGAAACACTTGAATATGATATATCCACTCCCGACGTGTAGTCGGTCGAGTACCCACCGCTCCTATGGTGTAGTTGGTTAGCACTGTGGTCTTTGAAACCACCAACAGAAGTTCGAATCTTCTTGGGAGCTGTTTGGGTGGAGGGAAGGACCGGTGTCCCACGTAAAGGGCAAACCCATCTGGAATGGGGGCATCGGTATTGCACCAACCTAACCTGAAACCCTAACCAGTGAATAAACGTTGATGGAGCCGACGGGGTGAGGAACCTTAACCGGTCTCACATCGGGGAGCCCTCTCTGTCGCGTTGTATTCATACCTATTACCCTTCTTGGCCAAGCTGGAAAGGCATCTGATTGTAATTGAAATTACCATACGTCGTAAATGATGTCGAAACTCAGAAAATCCCGTGATCGAAACACGGAGAGGGGATCCCGCGCCGTATATCAATAGCGCACCTTTAGTTTGTATTTTTTACAGGCTAAGCTTCTATCGTCTAATGGTCAAGACTTCGAGCTGTTAACTCGACTATCGTGGTTCAATTCCACGTGGAAGCGTTTTTAGTGTGAGTTTTCCTCATTCTAAAATCGTTTTCTTTTCTCTAAATTTAGCCAGTACTTCCCGAGCCTCTTCCTCGGTTTTGTACCTTCCTAAATATACATTTTTACCGTTTACGCGTGGTAAAACTTGCCATTTATCACGATTCTTATGATAATATATACCACTACCTTTACCATTTCCAACTCTCTTTGGTTCAGGTAATTCAAACTCATCTGGGTTTTCTGTAATTTTTTTTTGAATCTCAATAGCTTCTTCCTTAGTATTGAATTGACCAATTGTATGTTTCATACCATCTCTTGTGAGTCTAAGAGACCACGAGAGTTTATTTTGAAACAATTTACCAAGCAATCCACCCCTTCTCTTACTGATTTCTCTTTGTTTTTCAATCATGAGTTTTCTTGATGTATCAGAGACCTTTTCACTCCTACCACCACCTTCACGTAGGTTATACCCCCCAGGTTCCATTGTTCCATGTTCATTTATGAGTTTCAGCTCCATTTCACCGAGTAGACTCGCATTTCCTTCCCAGATTGCGGAAAATTTAAAGTTTTCCCATCCATGGTCTTTAATCGCTTGGGACAAGGCACGGCAATAGCTTCTTGATTCTCGATGCTGTTGAATCCTCCTTTTTAGAGGTTGAATCGTTTTACCTATGTACGACTTCCCTGAAATTTCACAATCAATCTTATAGATAATCCCTTTAGGACCCATACACTCTTCTATTTCATGGTCTTGAATATTATATTTCTGAAGCGTCGAGGGTTTCGGGAGTTTTTGTTTCTTCTTGATATCCATGAGAACCTTCTTCCTACCTATAGTTTTCAAAAACTCTGGGTCACTTTTCTGACTTTGATACCTCTCCGCGCGTGTTTTACCTATATGGGTATTTAGACACCTGGTGAGACCCTCACGGCTTTTGACAAGTTTTTTGAA